GCGCTTATCGATATGTTTCCCCGTCCGGATCTCATAAGCGGAGACGGCCTCGTCGATCTTCTCTTCGCGGCGGATCACTTCTTCGATTCTCTGATCTTCCTTTTCCTCGGTGTTGATTCCTTCTTCCTCGTCGATCTCGGTCCGGTTTTTAATCCCGAGTTTGTAGTCCTCGCGGCGTTGCGCGGCATCTCGGCCGGCGTCGATTGAAAACTTGCGCGGCATTTGGAAGTCAAACTTCCACCAGTCGCTGGCGTTCTTAGGCGCGGGGATGATATTCGACTTGATCGCCTTTGCTATTGCCCATCGGATAGTAAAGATCGCGGGGTTTTTCAATACGTCTTGACGGTCCTCAACGCTGTTCCGGGCTCGCTCTTGAACATTGCGGACGAGGGACGAGTTAATCTCGCCGCCTTTCCAGACTAATTCGTAAGGCCAATTTAAGCCGGCACAAGCCATCCGGATTACTCGGTCTTGGAAGCGGTCCCACATATCGCCGGGCTGATTGTTTTGGACGCTCTCGACTTTGCCGCCGGAGTTGCTTCGGAAATATTTGATCATTCCGGCCGAGAAGTTTTGCACGGTTGGCTCGGCTTCGGTCGTGGTGGCTCCGTTGCCGTCTAGGACGCGGGCGCTTCCAAAGGACGTCCCGACGTCGTCGGGGTCTGGTCCGCCGTGCTCGTTGTATTCCACCAAGGCAATCGAGCTGCGAATATTTTGGTTCATTTGCTCGCGCTCGGTGGCGGTCATTGATCCATAAACGGCCTTGATCGCTCCGGAATAGGAAGGCATCCCTCTTACTTGGTCATGCCATAGCGGGTCAAAATGGTGGACGACCTGGGACGCGGGGACGTCTCGGTCTTCTTTGGCTGTATCTCCTAAGATGCGGTAAGCGATCGGGCGGCCTTCGCGGTTGGTGATTACGCCGTGCGAAATCTTAGCTCCTCCGTAAGCTCCCTCGAGGACTTTGTTTTCGTTGTAAAAGTGGCGCTGTCCGATGCGGTTTGCTGAGATGCGTTGGGTCAACGGATAGCCGGAGGCCGATTCCGTGAATAGTGTCAGGAAGTCGCCGTCCCGGTCGAGGGCGATCGAGTCGAGCCAAAGAAGAGTTTTGAAATCCCAAGCGCGGCCGCGGACATCGCAATTCGTGAACCATTGATTGACAAGCCAGTCGACTGCTACTTTTCCCCATTCCTTGTCCTCTCCGGTAAATTTTGGATTCCAAGCCCGGCCGACAGCGTGGTTCGCTTTTTGGATGCAAGCTCCAGTCAGTGGTCCGTAGTCCTGGAATACGACGCGAGAAGCGGATAAGATGATTTGCCTGTCTAAGTTTGGGACTAGCTTCGAGAAGTCGCCGTCGAAGACGGGCAAAGGAATCGAAGACGGCGAGGTCCTCTCGGCTGCGGAAGCAAACTTTCTTTGCGAGTAAATCGGATTCCCGTTGATGTCTACGATAGCCATAATCAAATAATGCGAGAGGAGACTTGCGAGGGGGGCGCGATTCCCTTGTCGACCCATTGGAGCGCGACGTCGAGAGCGGCGAACCAGTCGCCGACGGATAGAGATCCCGCTCCGCCAAGGGCGAAGTTTACGCCGTTAGCGCTGCCACTTAAAACGCTCCCGCCTTTGTTTGTGGCGATCTCTGTCAGCGCTTCGCTTTTGAAGGTTTCTAGTTGGGTCTTATTTCCCGCTGAGGCGGCGCCGTGGCGATAGAGAGCGGCGATAAGTGTCCGAGGGGCGGCCATGTATTCCGCCGAGGTGTCAATCGCCGATGCTTGTCCTTAGTATCTCTTCGCCTGGACTCGCTTCCAATCCTTCCCGGCGGAGCTTCCCGAGTAGGTGGGGATCAAATCGGACAAAGGGACGACGTGCTCTTTATTCCCCCGGAGGACTGCGAATCCTTCGCGATTGCCTACATAGTAAAGAGGCGAGACGATGGCTCCGTCGATATTGGCGGAGACTAGCTCTCCGGGCTTCGGCTTGTCGGCTTGGTCCTCGGGCGGCTTGGCCTTCTTCTTTGCTTTTTTCGCCATGTCCCCGCTGACTTGTCAATCGAGTTCATGGACTCCGGCGAGACATTTCGAAGCACAAGCGGCGACAATTTGCATCACTTCACAGTCCCAAAGGTGGTTCGGATAATGGTCCTTGATAGGGACCCAACGCCACTTGTTCCCGAAGAGACGCTTCGTCTCGCTTTGCATTTGCTTTGCATATTGCGCCGAGTGGTCGGACTCGATGGCGAATCCTGCGTCTTGGTCCTCGAGTAAAGCGGCGAGCGTGTCCTTGGCTCGAAGGTTGGAGAATTTGAAGAAGTCATATTTGAGCCCGGTTTGCGTGGAGGCGCTGACAAGGTTTGAGAATGTCCGGAGCATGGTCCGGCCTCGCTTAGGGCCTCTCTTAATGTTTATCCGATAGCCGTCGCAATCCTCTCCCATTATCATCTGCCACTTGCCGGGCTCTTTGAATGGTTCGCTGGTCTCCTTTGCTTTGGCTTGGGCCGTCCTTACCTCTTCGAGGTAGATCTTCATTCGCCACTTTGCGACCTGGTCCGGCCGATAGCGGGAGTCAATTAAAACCCATTGATTCGGAATGTTGAATTTCTCTTGAATTAATTTGATGTTTTCCCAGGCCGTGACCTTGCTCTCGAAGATCCCGCGAGATGTCCCGTCGACGGACCAAGCTCGAGCCCGCGCCCAAAAATGGTCCTTCTGGACGTCGATCGTTAAGAAGCGGAAATTCTCCCTCTCCCACTTTTCGCCGCTCGAGTATTCCTTCGCGGTGTGCGCGTTTTCGCTGTCGAGGTTTAGCGTCGGGACTTCGGGCTTTTCAATCCAGAATTGAGCCAGTCGCTTTTGGACGAATTGGCGGCGCGGGACTCGGTCCCCTTTTCCCCATGCCGTCTCGGCCTGTAACCATTCTTGGACGAGTGTCCGGAATAGAATTCGAGGATTTGCCAGGGCGGGAATATATCGAGAGATGCGGCCGGGAATGTGAGGATTCCCGCGAGGAATCCAAAGAGAGCAGCGGGCGAGGTCCTGCCTGTCCTTGGCCGTGTCCTTCCATTTCTTCGAGCATTCGGCGAGCTCGCATTCGTAGCGGATCGACGGGAATATCGCTGGCCAATTCCAAGCCTCGGCGTCGTCCTTCGTTTTCTTGAATGTGATCTGTTTCCAGTTGAATCGCTGTCCGGTCTTGCATTTAGGGCAAACAAAGCCGCGGTCAAAGCCTTCTCCGTCTTCGGTGTGAGTGTGCCAATCATCGTCCTCAAGGCCGCCTTGCGCGAGGAAAAGGTTTTTCCGGTTCCACCGGTCATGGTGTCTTTTTAGAAATTCCCCCATCAATCCATGCCCCCAGGCCCAAACCTCGTCCCCGAGAGTGTAGCGGAGCGAGACCTCTTGCGTCTGCGTAAGGTTGGCGGGTCCAATTTCAAACTCCATCGAGGGGAAGAGGACGCTCGTCCGCTTTTTGTCGTGGCGGTATTTACCCGAGGGGAGTTGCTTTGCGACCGGTTCGCAAGACTCGAAAGCTTTCATGAGCCGAGTGTCCGCCCACGTCCGGACCGTCTCTTTTGTTTGTCCCATGACTCGCGTCGGGCCTGGGGCCTCCGAGACAATCCAGCAAGAAGCGCATTCGAGAATTGCGCTTTTTCCCATTCCTGTATGCCCAACGACGGCGGACTCGTAGACGGCCGGATCTTGGAGGTCGTTCAAGACGTCGTCTTGAAATCCGCCGGATTGATACTTTGCCCCGATTGGAGAGTTTGCCAAGTAGACGTTTTCGGCGGACCATTCCGCGACGGTTTGGTCTTTCGGCGGCCGCATATTCTCGGCCCATCCAGACTCCCAGGGTTTTGATTCGGCGGCAATCATTGGCGAGCGGTTTCCGTCTGACTTGTTTTTCCGGTCATGTTACTAATGCAAGAGGTCGGCGGGATAGTTGGATGAAATGCCATTTTCCTATAAATGAATTGAACAGTTGCGCGCATTCGATCTCTACGTATTCGCCTTCGAGTCGATGGCTTGAGGGTTAGAGGAAAGAGCAGACACCTCACGATTTCCATCGTTCCAAAGTTGTATTCGGCGTTTTAGCCTTGTTGACTTCCGATAGACGGCTCTTAGTGCCCTCTCCAGATCGGAGTGGATTTCCTCAATTTCATCCTGCGCCCCTAAAACGCTTCCAAAATCATTAAAGGGATGAGCAGCTTTGTCAGCCTCCCTAAATGTGCTTATCGCGCGTATCGCTAGTTCTTCGATTTTTTCACTCATAACTGTTGTCGGTTTCTAACCAG